GTGGAGCTTGAGGACTTCGTCGCTAATCACGATGAGGTCGTCAGTGGCATCCGCCATATGATCCCGGAGGCGAAAGGGAAACTTAAACACATAGTGTTTTCCCGTCGCCGTCTATCCGCATACCCGTTCCCTCGCAAGCCCACGTTCAACGTGGACTTGAGCAGCAGTCAACTCTTCTCGGCTGCAGCTCTCCTCCGTCAGTTGCTACCGGCGGGGAAACGCGGTCCGAGACCTGAGCCTCCAAACTATGGTTCGCCGAATCAGGCGCCCAGAGCCGGTTTAGGTCGTTAGAGTTTTCTGCTGTGATAGAGCATAGGAGTTGTCTCCTATGCGGCTATCTGCCGTACGCTACTGCAATCCTGTGGTAGCGAACCTAGATCCCTTGTGGGGATCGTATGAGAGGAATCTCATGGCTGCTAGCAACATCGTCCTCGCGGACGCACAGGCGACCCCTGTAAACCATACCTTTGTACCCCTCGGACCGGATAAGGAGGGTGTGTTTTGGTTCGAAGACCAATCCCAGTCATCTGCAAACGGGTACTGGCGTATCAGCATGCAGCTGAAACGCCCGGACCAGGCGCAGACGGGACAGTCGACGGCCCAACGCACTTTCCGGATGAAGGTCGGCATGCACCAGCCGGTGCTGGAGACGCTGGGGACCAATACGGTCACCGGCATCCCTCCGGCACCCACGGTGTCGTACATCAACCGTTGTTTCGTTGAGTACGTGATTCCGGAGCGGGCCACCTTGCAGAACCGAAAGGATATCCGCAAGATGGTTTACAACCTCCTGAACGAAGCGCAAAACGTTTCGCTCGTGGAGACGCTTCTCGTGCCGTACTAACATCTAAGGAGCAAGATGACATCCCGCATGCACAGTGATGTGTTCGAGAGAGTTGTGCTCTCTCTTTGCGAGAAAATCGACACTCCTAGGTCCCTAGCCACGTGGTTGTGCTTTAAGCATAACCAGGCGGAATTGTTGAATCTTCCGCCAGTGGACGTTGCAGACAACGATACTGATAGATACCAGCTCGACTATTTTATCACCGAGTACCTTTCAAAGTACAAGGGATTGAAAACGTCGATTGATACCCGCAGTGTCGCGCTCAGCAAATGGAGATCTGCTGAACAGAAGTGCCGGGAGACAAACCTTAAGTTCCGTGAATATAAGCTACGCCCGTTTTCCGGGCGCGTAGAAGCGATCCTATTCAGGACGCAACGTAAAATAGCTCATCTTCTGGGACCTCTGGACGTCTCTCGGACCCTCTCTGACTGCAAGTGGGGTCCTGGCGCCACGTTCGACTTTGATCGTCGACGAGCAACGCCAGACAACAAGATCTCTCAAGCAATCTCCGTCACAGAATCTGCATTTCCGTACTTTCGTACGGTTTTGCAGTCGGATCCACATTGGTGTTCGGTCTTTCTGGACATTCTTCCAGAAGCGCCGTTCTCCCTTGTGCCGTCGGATAAGTGGTTTAAGCTTGTCCGTGGCTCGCGGTTCCTGACTGTGCCGAAGAGCGCTAAAACTGATAGGGCCATCGCTGCCGAACCAACTGCTAATAGTTTTCTTCAGCAGGGGGTTCACAGCTTCATGGCTAATCGGTTGAAGCGCGTTGGTATCGATTTGTCTAAACAAGACACAAACCAGATTGGTGCGCAGGATGCGTACCATGAAGGTTTGGCTACACTAGATCTAAGTGCAGCTAGCGATACCATTTCTCGCGAACTTGTTTACCATCTGCTGCCGATCGATTGGGCGTGTTACCTAGATTCTCTCCGTTCACCTGAAACTCTGGTGGACGGGGAGTGGGTGAGAACTGAAAAGTTCGCATCCATGGGCAACGCGTTCTGTTTCGATCTAGAAACCATCAT